CAAACAATTATGTATGATGATCCAGCACCACTTCACGAAGATAAGGGAATTATGGAAGGATGGATACAAGATGAGTTAACTTGGAATGACGTTTATTCTAAAAAACCTGTTGAATATTTAGAAGCCGTTGCAGTAGGTGAGACTCCAATGTGGAGTTCAGAACTTAAAAAGTATGTTTACGGTGAAGAAGCTGAAATTTCATTAGGTGGAGGAAACACAACAAAAGAAGAAACACCAATTGTCGACCCACAAGCAAATGACGAACCATCTGAAGAATTACCTTTTTAAATAATTTAAATATATGAATAAAATAGCCCAAAAAATGTATGAAGCTCTGACCTTGAAATATAGGTCAGAGATGGCTGAAGCTGAAGCCACACTATTAGTTTACTTTAACAATCCTGTTGGTATTGGTGAACATCCACAACACTTAGAAGAAATGGATAAGTTTGTTGAAAAAATGACTAACGCTAAAGACAAGTTAGAAATGATAGAAACTATTTACAAATACAACACCAAAAAGGATGAAAAATTTGAAATTACTGAAGATATGTTAAAAATTTTAAACGAAGAAAAAAATGGCAATTAAAAAGAAAGTAATATCTCTTGATAGTATAAAAGATAAATTCTCAACTAAAACAAAATATAAACCAGAATCCTTTTATAACTGTGGAGAAGCATTTATGGATGCTTGCGGTTTACCTGGTCCTATTATGGGTGGTATAAATATGTTTTTAGGACACTCAAATACGTCAAAAACAACCGCTATGATTTTAGCGGCTGCCGACGCACAAAGAAAAGGACATTTACCTGTTTTGATTATAACAGAAAAAAAGTGGAGTTGGGAGCATGCAATTGAATTAGGGTTAGAGGTTGAAAAGAATGAAGATGGTGAATATGATGGTATGTTCATTTTTAACGATTCTTTTGATGTTATTGAACAAGCAACTGATTTTATAAATGATATATTGGATGCACAAGAAAAAGGTGACATACCTTATAGTCTTTTATTTCTTTGGGATTCAATTGGGTCTATACCTTGTCAGATGACATTTGATGGTAAAGGTGGTGGTATGCATAATGCCAAAGTCTTAGCGGATAAGATAGGTATGGGGATACACTCAAGAATATCCAAGTCAAAAAAAGAAGAATACCCATATTATAATACATTAGTTATATTAAATCAGCCTTGGGTATTATTACCTGATAATCCTTTTGGTCAACCTGAAATCCAAGCAAAGGGTGGTACCGCAATTTGGTTAGCATCTTCTTTAGTATTTTTATTTGGTAACCAAAAGAAAGCAGGAATAAGTCATATTGATGCAACAAAGAACGGTAGAAAAATATCTTTTGCAATTAGGACAAAAATATCTATTTTGAAAAACCACGTTAATGGTGTTGGTTATAAAGATGGTAAAATCATTGCAGTTCCTCACGGTTATATTTCTGACACAAAAGATTCTTTAGAAAAATACAAAAAAGAATATTCAGATTATTGGATTTCAAAAATGGGAGACTCTAATTATTCTTTAGATGAATCCGTAGAGTATGATGAAGAAACTGTAGAATAGAAAAAAGTAGAACCAACTAAAAAAACATAAATGACTAAAACTTTATTGGTTGACGGAAATAATCTACTAAAGATAGGATTTCACGGAGTTAAAGGATATTTTAATGGTTTGGAGCATGTCGGAGGTATTTGGCATTTTCTTAACACCTTACGTAGATTTATTGACGAACATAACTATAATAAAGTTATTGTTTTTTGGGATGGAGAAACGAGTACATCACAAAGAAGAAAAATTTACCCCACTTATAAGTTAAATAGAAAAACACCAACGGATGAAAATTTAGAATTGTCTTTTAACAAACAAAAACAAAGAGTAAAACAATACTTGGAGGAAATGTTTGTTAGACAAATAGAATTTGAAAACTCTGAAGCGGATGATCTAATAGCGTATTATTGCAAAATATCTAAAGACGAATATAAAACAATTTTTAGTGGTGATAGGGATCTTACACAACTTATTTCAGAAGACGTAACAGTTTATTCACCTAATACTAAGAAGTATTATAAGAATGGTGATAAGATTAAATTATACGAAGCTGAGATTCCGCACTATAATGTAAAAACCTATAAGATTATTTCTGGTGATAAATCAGACAATATAGATGGGATTTATTATCTTGGTGAGAAAACATTAATTAAACTATTTCCTGAAATACTTGAAAAAGAAATTACTTTTTCCGATATTTTAAAAAGAGGTGAAGAACTATTAAAAGAACAAAAAGATAATAATGTTTTAAAAAACCTGCTAACCGGTAAAACAAAACAAGGTATATTTGGTGATGAGTTTTTTGAAATCAATAGACAAATTGTGGATTTATCCGAGCCACTAATAAGTGAAGAAGGAAAAGAATTAGTTGAGTTATATTACTCCGAGTCATTGGATCCTGACGGAAGAGGTTATAAGAATCTAATTCGGATGATGATGGAAGACGGATTATTCAAATACCTACCAAAAGGGGATGAACAGTGGGTATATTTTTTAAAACCATTTTTAAAGTTAACAAGAAAAGAAAAAACAAAGTTTAAAACAAAAAAGTAAAATTATGAAAGAGCAAAATGATGCAACAAAGGTTGAATTTTTAATCACACTTAACAATAATTTTGTGGTTCAGAGATTCTTTAATGTAAAAGGTTATAACGAAAAGGCTGAAAATTCAGTTGATTTGTATGAGTACATTAAGTATTTGTCTGAAACACTACAAACAAAATTAAGAAACAAGTGTATGTCGTATATGTTAGACAATAGATATCAGATTGAAGAAGATCCTAGTGTTTTAGATACATCGAATACAGATGGGCCTGAAGTATTTAATTTAATCTTAAAGGTCGGAAATAAGACAATTTGTCATAGAGTAATTGATGCTAAAGTATACCCTCCGAAGGTGAGATATACACTGGACATACGACCAGACATAAAAAACATTTTAAGAGAGTTGACTGACATTTTATCAGATAAAAATTTATCTTACAACTACCTTAATTATTCGTTCGCTTAACTATATTTATTAAAACAAGGAACAAAAAAACTATAAAATATGTCAGATAAAAAAAACTTCGGGTACTTAGGAAATACATTTCAAATTCAGTTATTAAATAACATTATTATTTATAAAGATTTTTCTAATTCCATAATTGAAGTTATTGATCCTCACTATTTTGATAACCAATATTTTAAAATCATTTGTCAAATGATTAAAGAATATTATTCAAAATATGAGCATACACCCACATTTGACACCCTTGAACAACTAACAAAGTCAGAAATCAGTTCACCGATGGCTCAAAAGAGCGTTTTAGATACTTTAGATCAGGTTAAGAACGTATCTGATGAAGGTTCAATCTTTGTTCAAGAAAAGTCCCTTAAATTTTGTAAGCAACAAGAACTCCAAAAAGTAATGACCAAAGCTCAATCAATCATCGATAAAGGTGATTTCGAGAGTTATGATAAGTTAGAAGAAATGGTAAGAGGAGCACTTCAAGTTGGTGAAGTAGATAAGGGTACAACGGACGTATTTTCCAACCTTGACGAAGTATTGGATGATGATTATAGACACCCAATTCCAATTGGTGTACCTGGTATTGACAACCTATTAAAAGGTGGACTTGCTAAAGGTGAAATTGGTGTAATTTTAGCTCCAACAGGTGTCGGTAAATCTACATTCACTACTAAAATTGCTAATCACGCATTTAATTTAGGGTATAATGTTCTTCAGATATTTTTTGAGGATAACCCAAAAATCATCCAAAGAAAACACATAACACTTTGGACTGGAATTCATCCCGATGACCTTACCGAAAATAAAGAAGAAGTTATGGAAAAGGTAAAACACATACAAACTTCAAGAAAAAACAAATTGATTATGAAAAAATTGGCATCAGACACGGTGTCAATGAATCAAATCAAAAATCAAGTAAGAAAAATGATGGCTGAAGGTACTAAAATTGATATGATTATTTTAGACTATATCGATTGTGTTGTTCCTGACAAAGTATTGGGTGATGAGTGGAAAAGTGAAGGTTCAGTAATGAGAGGATTTGAGGCTATGTGTCACGAGTTGGACATTGCGGGATGGACGGCAACACAAGGTAATAGAAATTCAATTTCATCAGAGGTTGTTACTACCGATCAAATGGGGGGTTCAATTAAGAAAGCACAAGTAGGTCACGTTATTATTACTGTAGCAAAATCATTACAACAAAAAGAAATGAATTTGGCAACAATAGCAATTACTAAATCAAGAATCGGTAAAGATGGTATCATCTTTGAAAATTGTAAGTTTGATAATGGTATGTTAGATATTGATACAGAACAAAGTGTTACGTTTCTAGGACACGAAGAACAGAAAGAAGAAAAAAATCGTAACAGAATTAAAGAACTGTTAGAGAAAAAAAGACAAAAAGAACAACAAGAATCTTAAAAAAATTATTAACTTTACACTATGGAAAAAATATTAATAGAAAACCCTAATCGGTTCGTGATTTTCCCAATCGAACATAATGATATATGGGAATATTACAAAATGCATCAAGCGGCTTTTTGGACGGCAGAAGAAGTAGACTTAACGAATGACATTCGTGATTGGAACAATCTAACAGATAATGAAAAATATTTCATTAAAAATGTTTTGTCGTTTTTCGCAGCGTCAGATGGTATCGTAAATGAAAATTTGGCTGAAAACTTTTATAGAGAAGTACAATATCCTGAAGCTAAGTTCTTTTATGGATTTCAGTTGGCCATGGAGAACATCCATTCATTAATGTATTCATTATTAATCGATACTTATATCAACAATCCAAAAGAAAAAGATGAGTGTTTTCATGCTATTGATAGATTACCTGCAGTACAGAAGAATGCTAAATGGGCTTTAGATTGGATTGAGAATGCGTCTTTCCAAGAAAGGTTAGTTGCGTTTGCTGCCGTTGAAGGTATCTTTTTTTCTGGTTCATTTTGTTCAATATTTTGGTTAAAATCAAGAGGAATAATGCAAGGATTGTGTAATGCTAACTCACTAATCTTTAAAGATGAAAACTTACATTGTGATTTTGCAATTCACTTATTGAATAACCATTGTGAAAATAAACCATCAGAAAAAAGAATTAAAGAGATTCTATTGTCAGCTCTTGAAATTGAAAAAGAATTTATCACTGAATCTTTACCAGTATCTTTAATTGGTATGAACTCAAATTTAATGAAACAATACTTGGAGTTTGTTGTTGATGGATTGTTGGTTAAATTCGGATGTAGTAAAGAATTTAACGTTGAACAACCATTTAAGTTTATGGAACAAATTGCGGTTGAAACTAAAGGAAACTTTTTTGAATCAAGAACAATGGAATATCAGAAGGCAAAATTGAACGAAACAATTTCATTTACTGATGATTTTTAAATAATATAAAACTATGTCATTAAAAATAATTAAAAGAAACGGGGATTCGGTATCATTCAATCCCCAAAAGATTTACAACAGAGTAAAGAAATCTGCAAAAGGTTTGAATGTGAATTCAGACGAAATCTTCATTAAAGTAATTACATCTGTACCAACAGAAGGTGAAGTAACAACTAAAGAATTGGATAAGTTAATTTATGAAATTGCGGCGGCTTACACGGGTAGTCACCACGATTACTCAAGATTAGCGTCTTCAGTTGCCATATCATCATATCATAAAGATACTAATGATAGTTTTTCACAAACTATAAGATTATTGTATGAAGATGGCATTATAAATGAAAAATTAGTTGAAAAAATTGATTTGTATGGTGATGAAATAATTGATGGTATCATTGACCACGATAAGGATTATAATTTTGATTATTTTGCTTGGAGATCATTACAAGAAATGTATTTACTAAAAAGACCTAATGGTGTTGTTGTTGAAAGGCCACAACATATGTATATGAGAGTGGCACTTTGGGTCACTGAAACATTTACAGAAGCTGTCGAATACTACAAGTCATTATCTAACCAGTTAATATCAAAGGCGACTCCGATTATGATTAATTCGGGAACAAAAGTACCACAGTTAGCTTCTTGTGTATTACATTATAACAATTCAGATTCAAGAGAAGGTCTTTTGGGTACATTGAATGATATATCAACATTTTCTTCAGATGCTGCTGGTATTGGTTTATCAATGTCAAATATCAGAAGTAAAGAAAGTAGAATCAAAACATCGGGTGGATTTGCTGGTGGATTATTAAAATATCTAAAAATTGTGAACGAATCATTAAGGTTCTTTAATCAACAAGGTAGAAGACCTGGTAGTGCTGCCATTTATTTGGAACCTTGGCATAAAGATATCTTCGATTTATTAGATATTAAAAAGAATACAGGTGCCGAAGAATTAAGAGCTCGTGATTTATTTACCGCTTTATGGATTCCAGATAACTTTATGAAAGCAGTAAGAGAAAACGGTGATTGGTATTTATTTTGTCCTAATGATATTATTAACGCAGGTCTTAAACCGTTACAAGAAAGTTATGGTGATGAATATGAAGCAATTTACGATAAAGCAGTGTCATTAGGGTTAGGTAAAAAAGTTAAAGCTCAAGAAATATGGACTAAAATAATTGAATCACAAGTTGAAACAGGGGTTCCTTATTTATGTTCAAAAGATAATGCGAACAAAAAAACGAATCATCAAAATATTGGAGTTATCAAACAATCCAACCTGTGTAATGAGATTTATCAATATACTGATGAAGAGACTACGGCAATTTGTACTTTATCTTCAATAGTATTAAAGAACTTTATACAAAGTGGAAAATTCAACCATACTTTGTTATTTGAAGAAGTACGTAAAACGGTAAGGGCATTAAATAGGGTTATCAACATTAATAATTACTCAACAGAAAAAGGATTAAAGGGTGGTTTAGAACAAAGAGCTATTGCTATTGGGACACAAGGTTTGGCCGATGTGTTTTACATTATGGATTACATATTTACTTCAGAAGAAGCTAAAAAACTTAATAAAGAAATATTTGAAACAATTTATTATGGGGCAGTTTATGAAAGTAATCAATTATGTATGAACAAAACATATAAACCGTATAACTTTTTTAATGGATCACCAATGTCACAAGGAGTGTTTCAATTTGATATGTGGGGGTTAGATAATAATAACTTATCAGGTTTATGGGATTGGAATGAACTTAAAAAGAATGTTAGTGAATATGGTGTTTGTAATTCATTATTTACCGCACAGATGCCTGTGGCGTCATCGGCTAAAATTACAGGTTCATATGAAATGACAGAACCTGCACATTCTGCGATATTCAATAGAAGAGTTGTTGGTGGTGAAATTATGATAGTTAATAAGTACTTAATTAATGATTTTGAAAAATTAGGTATATGGTCTGAAAATTTGAAAAATGAAATCATACTTAATGAAGGATCCATTCAAAACATTAATTTTAATAATCATTTGGATATTGAAGATAAAAATTACACCAAAAAAGTTAAACGAATTGAACATTTGATTCAAAAATATAAAACAATTTGGGAAATTTCACAAAGAGAACTAATTGATATGGCAGCAGATAGGGCACCATTTATCGACCAATCTCAATCAATGAATATCTATATGTCTAATCCAACATTATCTAAAATCACATCATCACATTTCCATTCTTGGGAAAAAGGTTTAAAGACTTTATGTTATTATGTTAGAACAAAGGCAATATCAACAGGAGCAAAACATTTAGCGGTTGACATTTCAAAAATAGAAAAACCAAACAAAGTTGAAAAACCAACTGTTGATGTTATACCAAAAAAACCAGAAGATAGTCCTTTTGAATGTTTTGGATGTTCATCATAAAAAATTAACCCTTCTTTAATGGAGGGTTTTTTATTTATATAAAATTACCAACCCTTATATTTATTGGATATGGCAGATGGAACTACTTATGGAATAAATTTCCCTTTTAGACAAAGTCAAAAAGGTACTTATTTAAATTTAACTGAACAATCGGGAGATGAAATAAGAGCAAATTTAATTCATCTATTATTAACGAGAAAGGGTTATAGGTATTATTTACCTGATTTTGGTACAAGATTATATGAATATATTTTTGAACCAC